GTTATCAAGATATATGAAACCTATAAAAAGAATGACAAGAAACTTTAAAAAAAGTGAGTTTGATTGTAGGTGTGGTTGTACTATGCCTGGCGATGTTTACGAAAACGTAAAAAAGGTAGCTGCTCAACTACAAGTAGTAAGAGATTACGTTGGTGTGCCAGTAAGAATAAATAGTGCTTATAGGTGTATAAACCATAACCGTAGTATAGGTTCACAAGATACTTCGCAACACGTTCTAGGCAAGGCAGTAGATATAACAATAGATACTTTTAACGCAGACCAAACATATAAAATAATTATAAACCTATTAAACAACCCAGTACTACAAGGTGTAAACTTCAATGGTATTGGTAGATATAATACTTTTGTGCATTTAGATATAAGAGATAATGAAGCAAGGTGGGATTTAAGGAGTTAACTATGAAAGGAGATTTAGAGTTTACTGAAGAAGAACTTGCTTTATTAACAGATGAAAGAGAGTTTAAGATATTTCTATATTCCTTGCACGAAGAGTATGATATATATAATGTAGATGAGTTATACGAATTTTATAAGAAATTAAAATGGTTTAGACACTTAAAGGTACTAGACCAATTTAGAAAAGAAATCAATGGCGAAGTATAGGGAGAAGAACGGAACTACAAGAGTAGGCGATGCTTTAAGGTGGTTAGTAAAACAAGGTAAGGAAGTAGCACCAGAACTTATACAACTAGCTGGTAACATAACTGGTATTGATTCCCTTAAACAACTATCTAAAAAAATAAAAGAAAGCGATAAGTTAAGCGAAATAGATAAACAAATCCTATTAGAAGAGTTAAGGTACGATATGTTAGAGATGCAAGAAGTAACTAAACGTTGGCAATATGATATGTCAAGCGATAGTTGGTTAAGCAAGAATATAAGACCTTTAACGTTAGCTTTTTTAACTGCTACACTATTTATATACATTATATTAGATAGTTCGATACAAGGCTTTAAAATAGATGATAACTGGATAGATTTACTTTCTTCACTACTTTTATTAGTGTATGGTGGTTACTTCGGTGCTAGAACGGTAGAAAAGGTTGTAAAGCATAGAAAGTAATTTTTTTTTATTTTTCTTTTTTTTTAAAAAATAAATATATAACTTTGAATTATTTATTAATAGTATTATTAGTTGTTTTTAAACAACAATAAAATAATAAAAATAAATTAATAAAATAAATTAATAAAAATATATAAATAATAAATATAAGATATCTGAACTCTATTCAATGGCAAAAAAAACGCAACGTAAAAAACTAATAGAGAAGTTAGATAAGATATTTAGTGTTTATATAAGGCTTAGAGAAGCAAAGGCCGAGATAGCTCAGTGTTTTACTTGTGGTAAAAAAGACCACTATAAGAAACTTCAAAACGGACACTTCCAGAGTAGGAAACATTATAGTACTAGGTGGGATGAAATTAACTGCCAGGTGCAGTGTGCTTCGTGTAATGTCTTTCGTTTTGGCGAACAATATATTTTCGGAGTTAATTTAGATAAAAAGTATGGTACTGGAACGAGTGATGAAATACACAAAAAATCCAGAGAAACTTACAAGATCGATAACTACGAATTAGGGGTGTTAATAACAAAATATGAAGATTTAGTAAAAGAACTTTTAAAAGTTTAAATTTGCCATAGATTTAGTTGCATAATCTTTTTTTTGTTTAAGGGTGTTACATTTATTTGTAGCACCTTTTTTTTTATTATTTGTTTATTAAATATTTTTTATTACTTTTGGGTAAACAAAAAATTTTTATTTATGAAACTAATCGATAGATTAAAACCAGAGTTTAGGCTTGTACTAGAACAAGACACAGAGAATCCACTTTACTGCCAAGAAATTGCAGAAGCATTAGAAGAATATCAATTTGTTATTCATATACCTTATGGTGTTATAATATCAATGGATTTTTTATTTGGGAATTTAGATAGTCCATATAATTATTTCAATGAGTTATGATAGATAAGATGACAATAGACTTTCTAAACGCTAGGATAGAAGCATTAGAAAAAGAATTAGATAAACTAAAAGAAGAAAACGCAAAACTAAAACGTATTAATTATGAACAAATCAAAACTTACGGAACTCTACAAGAAATACAAGCTAGAGAGAGAGGACTTTTTTAAGCACCAGCATTACACAATCATCACTAGGCAAGGTATCGATAAGATACAAGCTATTGAGCAAATAGTAATATATTATGAAGTTGTAAGGTGTGAGCCTAATTACGCAGTATTTAAAGCACTTGCAGAAAAGGATGGTAAAACCATAGAAACCTTTGGTAGTGCATTAAAAGGCGAGGGTTACAAAGATGGTAATTGCACTTCGTGGTATGTTGCTGAAATGGCAGAGAAACGTGCAATGTCAAGGGCAGTACTTAAATTAACTGGCTTCTACGAGTTAGGCGTATTTGGCGAAGATGAATCTGAATCATTTAAAAAATCAAACACAAATATTAAAATTAAATAACTATGAGTTTAAAAGTAAGAGGTAGTATAACAAAGATATTACCAACACAAACTGGGCAAGGTGCAAAAGGCGAATGGAAGAAATTATCATTTGTATTAGACACTAAAGAAGAGTACAACAATTTATATTGTTTCGATATATTCGGAAACGATAAGGTAGATGACTTCTTAAAGTACAACAAAGAGGGTAAAGATGTTGAAGTAGATTTCAATGTAAGAACTAACGAGTATCAAGGCAAGTACTATACTTCTCTTCAAGCGTGGAAAGTATTTAAGAGTGAGCCAGTAACTGCTAAAGAACAAGCACCAGACAGAGAAAAAGAAGATTTACCGTTTTAATTAAGTTGGGTGTTATTAATTTAGCACCCTTTTTTTTATATATTTAAACAAAAAAATGATAATAGACTTTAACAAAGAATTAAGCAAACTAAACAAGGTAAGAACTGGAGAAGTAAAGGAAGCACAAAAACTAAATCACATAACATTAGACGAACACTTCCGTTTTAAAAAAAGTTCTTTTGATATTTTTATTGGTCACGCGAATGTCGGAAAAACTACAACGGTACTTTACTTAATGCTTTTGCAAACTTTAAAACACAATACTAAGTGGTTAGTATATTCAAGCGAGAACGAGCCATACGGATTAATAAGAAAGTTAATAGAATTTAAACTAGGTATGCCAATAAACCAGCTAGATGAAGTTACTATGCGAGAACAAGGTGCTTACATAAACAACTATTTTAAATTTATTTATAGTAACGACCTTTACACTTACAGAGAATTATTAACTTTAGCCAAGCACGTTAAAGATGCGTGGAAGTATGAGGGTTTTATGATAGATCCCTACAACTCATTAAAGATGGATAGAAACGTACTTAAAGGTATTAGTTCACACGAGTACCATTATCAAGCTGCGAGTGAGTTAAGAATATTCTGCAAAGAAAACGAAGTAAGTATATGGTTGAATATGCATTGTGTAACTGAAGCATTAAGGCGTAGGCATAAAGATAGCCACCAATTTGCTGGGCATCCACAACCACCAATGATGAGCGATGTAGAGGGTGGTGGTAAGTTCGGAAACCGTGCTGATAATTTCTATTGCATACATAGATACACCCAGCACGAGAGCGATTGGATGTATAGTATGTTACATACACGAAAAATAAAAGACACCGATACTGGTGCAAGACCTACAAACTTAGACAACCCTATAAGACTAAAGAGCGTTTTAAACAACGTAGGGTTTGAAATAGATGGCATCAACTTAATAAAACCAAGTAAAGTAACACAACAAGAAGTACCGTTTTGACTAAATACGAATTCCTAAACTTAGCCTACAAAAAACATAAACAATGGATATCTATTGTAAATTCGTTTGGATGCAATCCAGCCTTTTCAGAAGATATAGTACAAGAGGTTTATATAAAGCTAGACCGTTTACTAGATAATGGCTTAGATGCCACCTATGGCAACGAGGTTAATTACTTTTATGTTTACAAGCAATTAAGAGGAACGTACTTAAATTATATGAAACAAAAGAGTAAGATTAATATGCAGTACATAGAAGAGATAGGAACGCCAGAAAAAGAGTTAGAGGAATCGCAAGAAGAAAAGTACGATGTATTACAACTAATGAAAAACTTAGATGTAGAGTTAGAGAAGTTGTACTGGTACGATAGGGAAGTATTTGAAATAATAATGGATGGTAAAAAGATAGCAGAACTATCAAGAGATACTGATATAGGATATTACTCATTATACAATACATTTACAAAAACAATTAAACACTTAAAACACAAATTATGAAACTAAATGCATTTGAAAACGAAATTTTTCATTATTACAGAGAACAACAAACAAAGATTAAAAAAGCAATTAAACTACTAAAAGAGAATGATTACGAGGTTGTAAAAATAAAGACAAAGAAATGAAGTTAGGAAATCTAATATACTACATAACTTATTATACTGGCATACATTGGCTGGTTAAGAAAGTAAGCAAACTACTAGGTAAAGATTGTGGTTGCGATAAGAGAAGAAAAGATATGAATAAAATAGACCTTTGGTAATGGAAGAACAAGATTTAAAAGACTGGCAAGAGTTTAAAGAGAACGCATATCCTTTTACTAAGATAGCTAACAAACCAAAGTTAATTAAAAAGTACGTTAAACTAATAAATGTTCTACACGCTAAATACTACAAACACAAATACAATGAGCCT